GAATGGCAATCAGTCAGCATGGACGTTTTACTTTCTGCCTCGTTTTTTTTTCTCATGTTCATGACCACATACGAGCAGGATATCCCGTCTTTTTTGACCGCACTCAAGAGAAGAAATCAGAAACTCCAAAGTATGTCTTTGGATGGGATACGATACTATTACGAGTTGCTGCCGCAGGTATTTTTGCAAAGCCTTCACATGAAGGCACAGTCCTAGATCACACCCTTCAGACCTGTCTTTTGGACTTTCTAAAATACGGTCAAATTTATGCCTCAGGAAGCTTGTGAAAACGCCTAAAATCAGCGCATTTTTGGCAAAAAAGTTTGCGATAATACAACGCTTTTTTTTATTGACCAAATTTTTTTGGTAGAAAATGCAAAAAAAGGGGCGAATTTGTGCCAGTGCTCAAAACTCAGAGTGCCGTGTGTGCTAGTTTCAAAAGAGGGGTGAAAGCGCTTAGAACGCATTTAAAGCATGTTATCGAAGATGCTGCTATTTTAGCATAACATTAAAAGCCGTGTGTCCGCCAATTATCACAGCGCAAGAAATTGCTTGTTTTTTGTAGTGTTTGCTGTATTCAAAAGAGTACTTTTCGCGGTTAATTCCACAACCAACTTGACAGGCAAAAATTGCTTTATCGTTACCTGTAAAATGGTGAACATATGCCTCAGTGTGACGGTGTCCTTGCACCGTGCTCTGCATGTCATTCTTTGCAACTGTCTTTGCAGTGCCACCCTCGCCGTGCACATATTGAACGCCGTCAATGACAACTCGCTCAACCCAATCCCACGACGTACCGAGTACCTCATTATAAGACCGAATCCATTGTCTAGGTATTGAGCCCGAGTTTGCTTTCCTAGCGACAAGCCTGTCATGGTTGCCAATCGTAACGGTCGCCTTTGGAAATACTTTTGCCCACTTCTGGACCTCGTCAATTGCCTTGCTCAATTCATTCTCAGCACCAAGTGCTTTTGTACTTTTCTCATAATAACTCACTGCCGCGTTATCGATTATATCCCCGATGAATACCACCTCATTGCAATTAAACCTGTCATAAGTATCCCGACAATGCTGTAAATATCGAGGACTAGAAAATGGGAGATGTAGGTCTCCGATACATAGGATGCGACGTTCATCATTTGTTAAGTATTTAAAAGCTTTTTTTCTTTTGCCTTTTAAGCGGGGTCGGAAGTCGGACATATCTTTTTGATTGTGTTGAATAATGCGTCCACAAGTGCCTGCTGATATTTCACGTTAATCATGCGGGAATAATCGAAATATAAGTCAAGCGATCCTGTGTAAATCACAAAGCTCGGGCATTGCGCTTTTGATAAGATACTGTATTCGTGCTCATGATTGTAGTCTATTTTTCCGACAGGCATTTGCCACCCTTCCATCGAAATAGTCAACTCCTCAGATAATATTGCGCCGATTTCTTCGCTGCGGTTTCTTATGTTTCCGTAAATGCGCACGCCTGACCTTTCACCTGTTCCTGTGTAAATAGAAAGGGCAAAGGTGTCAAACGCGATTTGATAACTGTTTAATCGTTGCACGCGCACGCTCTCGCAGGTATTGCTTAACTCGGGGCATATATTAAAATACGGTAAAGCCTCGTAATCCAATTCACGCTGCAAGTCGTTGCAAATCCATCGGCAATAATTTCCGCCTTTTAAAGCTCCGAGCCTAAACTCGGGCGACTGCTTGCCGTTGTAAATGCCCGCAACTGTTCCGCCTCCCTCAGGGTTTAAAACTACCATTGAAAAATCTTCGTAATGCTTCGAGAATTGAGACCCCTGTTTTTCTTTGTACGTTTTCAAAGACACTTAATATTTCAGTTGACGCGATTACACTGCTCACTGCAAAGGATACAATCAAACCGCCGTCAGGTAAATAAATCAAATCAAAGCCGTGCGCAACAATTATTGCGATAAAGTACATGCTTGCTTTATCAATGCTTCGTCTGACTCCTCTGCTGATGAAAGACATGTTTGAAGCTCGCCAACCTGTGTACAAATCCGCAAAAACAAGGCACACAATAAAAACCAAATGCCACGCAATCGGCAGAAAAAACCAACCTAGCGCAGTCAATGCAGTTGAAATGATTGCTTTATGTGTCACCTTTTTGTTCACGTTTGCGAAGTTTACGCCTTGCCTTGAGCTGTCTGCGCTTTATTCTTAGAGCACGAAGTTTTGACCTTTCTTCTTTTGCAGGTCGTTTGATCTCGATGCGTTTGGATTGGTTGTCTGCCAGTGTAGGCAATGCTTTCCCTAATCCGACAAGTAATTGAATAAGCGCCGCAATTAGCTTACTTGTCACCTGACTCCTCCTCTTCCTCTAATTCAACCAACAAACGCTCTTCGATTGCTTCAGGAAGCAACTCAAGAATCTTCTCCAAAATCTCGTCATCCTTTTTTGTCTTTGTTAAGGGTGCGATGTATCTGTCATAAAAGACAACTGCTCCAAGAAGTATTGTTGCAATTTGCCAACCGTTAGACTGTATAAATTCAAATATTGCTTTCATATGATGAAAATGTTGTTTGTGATGAAATCGCGGTCATTGTTCTCTGACCAACCAAAAGTATTTGCATTGTCGCGCAGGTAGTCAATCAATCGCTGTTTTAACTGTTGCACGAGTGTCTCATTTTGTTTCATTGCCATTTGTCGCGCCTCATCTGTTGCTGTGGCGTTTGGCGTGTTTACGTATGCAGCGCCGACGTTGCTGATTCTCGGGCTGTTGTTTGCTAGAACTAAGGACTTGACAGCAAAAGCAAGCAAAGGCTTGACATAAGTGTCACGCAAAACAATTTGCTCCGCGCTAGGGCTTCCGCCACTAACTGCAGAAAAAAGCGTTTCTCCAAGTATTGGCTTGACAGTGCTGTCCTCCACTAAATCAATGAATCTTGACTTAATATCGGCAGGATCAAAGTTAGCGTAAAACGCTTCAGTCACAATATCACTCGCTGTCATTAATGCCATAGCCTAATTCTTTTTGTATTTCTTCAATAGGGATTGCCTCGTCTACTTTTGCCTGACTTACATAATCTAAAGCCGTGAACATTGGCTTATTTTCAAACCGAATTGGAAACTCTTCAGCAAGGTCCGCATAATCGTCTGCCAGTGTGTTGAGGTAAGTGTTTAAGATTCTTTGCTGTAAGGGCTCAATCATGTAAGTCATGACGCGACGGTGATGACTTTCAACCTCTCGCACTGCATTGCCTAGCTTGCCGCTTTCTTCAATGCCCATGAGCGAAGGATGCCATCCTGCAGCCATTATGATATTGCGCTCGCAAGTCCTGTTGAGGTCCTTCCAAGCTCCGTCTTGAGGTAAAGGATAATTGAGCATTTCCATTTTACCATCACCTCCTGTAATGTTCACAGCGGTTGAAGGTCCGCCATTTTCGCCTTTAAGGTTTTCGCGTATCCTGTCGCGAATCTCTTTCGCTGTATCCTCGTCAGGCATAAAAGGCAGGTCAATGTTTAAGATGCCGCTCAGATGGATACTATTGTTCAAATGATAATAATTGAACTTTCCGAGCAAAGGCTCAAGGAGCACCGACCAATATGAGCCTGACCAATTCGCTTTGCCGTAAATATTCATTGCAGGCTCGAAGTCCCTTACCCTATGCACACAGACCTTTTTATAAACTCGGTCCTGCTCATCATAAAAGTCTTCATATCCATAACCTGCCAAAGGCAATTGATAAGGACGGTAGTATTTTTGTCTAGTGTAGTGCTTCCAATTTGCAGAAATCCACACAGCCGTCGGCTCTAGGAATTCGTCAACATCTGAAGAGAAACGCACTTGCGAAGCATCAAGATGCATTGCGAAGGATCGCTCTTTGATTGGCGTGTTGCCTGCATATTCTATGTAACGGACTTCTTTGATAAAGCCCTCACCGTGAAGCTGAACATCTAACGCGACTCTGTAGATTAATTGCCTAAGGTCGTAGCGTGTGCGCGGTGAAGTGTATTTGTCAATCTTGCGCTGAAGAATCTCCGACTCCGTTGTCAGAGGACTTGCTACTAGATTTGCTTGCTGAGTCAATACTGACCTCAGTGTCTTGCTGTTTTGGTAAGCTTGCGCCATCCTTTGCGGAAACAGCCCCGCCTGACTTCCCTTGTCGTTCCCCCATCTTACCCACTTCAGACCGTTTCCTCTGATTATCTCGTCCCCTATCTCGGGAGCTTGATGACTTTCGTCGAGAAGGTTTTGAATCTGAAACTTCAAAGAATTGAGGAAATTTTTCACAGGTTTTTATGTTGAAAGGGTTGCTCCCGTCAGAGGGAAAAACGAAGGTCCGACCGCCCCGAGATAGGGCGGTCTTTCCTACGTATTGCTTTTTAACTTGATACATATAAAGTATTAAGCACCAGTCAGCAAGAAGTCAATCATGTCATCGTGGTCTGTCTCAGCGTTAACTGTTCCAACAATGAAAGGGATGTCTTCCTGCATTCCTGTTAAATTTAATTCAAATGTATTTGCGTCAGTACGCACAGAACCCGTTCCTCCGCTCAAAGAGCCAAATTCAAGGACACCGATTTCAGTACGGTCAGCGCCGTAAATACGAAGCTCATTTTCAGAGCCAAACTCTTGCACAACGGCAACAAGCTCACAAGTCCCTCGTAATTGCTCAAGAGCGTGAAGCTGTGCTGTTGTCGGAGCGGGCACATTCATAAAGATTGAGACCTCTGTGGAATCTATTCCCGTATCTGAACTTCTCGTGGTATTTGACTCCACTCTGCACTCCCCTTTTTTGAAGGTGAACTCTTCGAAAAATACTGAAGCAGTCCCCGTGAAAGCTAAAGCACTCACTTCGTGCTTACCTGTTGTTGTGTCAAAAGTGATTGTGTCAATTTCTGCAGCGTCACAAAGTAAGAGACGCTTCACACCTCCCGAGACGCGATTACATTTGTCAACTGTTAATGATGTTAAAGCCATTTGTTTCTTTTTTTTTAAAAGGTTAGTAAATAGCTTCCTAGCTAAGAAGCGTAATTTTCGCAGGGTCAGAAATGTTGCACCCGAAGGCTACGTCCATGCGGTAGCGAATCGTGCGGCTTGCATTTGTCTGAGATTGGTCAACAATTAACACTTGATTCAAGTCGCTCAATAAAGGCGTTGCAAAGTGCAAAGAAGCCTTGCGACAAAGCACGATTGTGTTCTGACGTTGAGCAGGGTCTTCTTTCAGAGGATAGCCGAGATAGCTGAGCTGATAATCTGCAGAGTAAACATTCGGCGCGTAAGCGGCTTCAGCTTGCTTCATTTTGTAAGCTGCAGCAATGTGCGAAGGCACATAAAAAGCAGTGTCAGGAGCAAGACGGATTGAGTCACTCATCGCAGCGTACATTGCTTCAAGCGCGTTGACTACGTTGTTTTTATTTACACAAGTCACGTTGCCCGTGAAAGCAGCGGCAGCGGCTGAAGTGTTAAGCCCAATCTTGAAAGTTGTGCTTGAAGGGATTTCTGTGATTGAGAAAGTCTTGTTGTCATTTGAGTCAACATTCGAGTCAGAAATTTCGCTCAAAGTAACCTTGTCGCCAACAGCGTAATCTGAAGTGTCTGCCACAGTGATAACAGTGTCAGCAGCGTCAGAGAAGTCAGCGCTCTGCTTGTAAGTCCCTCCGACAGCTAAATCGTTGACTGAAGAATCAGCAAGCATTGCGTCAATCAAACCTGTCACAGAATTGCTTCCGTTTTTAGTGATTGACTCAGAAGTCCCGAATTGGTCAATAGCTCCACCTGTTCCCGACCACAATGAAGCCCCAACATATAGAGCCATTTTGCGAGAGAAGTGTAAATTGAGAGCATCTTCTAAAGAGGCAGGTGCAACATAGTCGCCTGCAGCTCCTCGAGGCTGCTGAGAAGCAAGCCAAAAGTTATCAAGGTTTTTGTAATCAATTTCCGCATTGATCATGAATTTGCCTAACTCGAATTTAATCTCAGAAAGGTCAGTTGTTGAAGATGACGAGAAAGCCCCGTTTCCGTCCTCAATTTGGACGTCAGAGTCAACAAAGACTGCTGTCATCTTGTCGTCGACTGCGGTGTGAACTTCCACATATCCGCCTTCAATTGCACGCGCACCAAGTACCGCCGACGCTAAAATAACGTCATCAAAATACCCCGCGTAAGTTGAACTGTTTAAAGTAATATTTGCCATTTTTTATTGTTTAAATTTTAAAGCGTTTTGAATCATTTGCTCTGTAAAGGTCGGTGTTGCCGCCTTGTTATTTGAAGAGGCAACTTTCATTGCAGCTCTCTCTTCTTTGAGCTCTTCCATTTGCGAGCGTAACTCGGCAACAACTTCAGAAAGAGTTTCGACTTCAGACTTTACCTCTGTCTCAACTTCGGCAACAACCTCAGCCTCAACTTCAGCCTCTGCCTTTTTCTCTTCCTCATCGTAAGAAGCTTCTTCTTCTTCTTCTTCCTCTTCCATTGCTTCAGGCTCTTCGGCGGCTCTTTCTTCAAGCACCCCTAAAGCTAGGACCATAGACTGACCCTCTCCCAATTCAATAACAGAGACAGACGGATCGCTCATGTATTTCTCGCCTTCGCCAACTTTGACGCACACCTCAGAAACTCCTTCCACATCTTCAGCCAGTGCCTTAATGATGTCGAGCTTTGCAGTCACGTCTAAATTCAGCGCAAGGTCTTTTACTTCGTTGGACGTTAACGCCTCAACAATTTGACTTTTTGTCTTAAACATTGCTGTGATTTTAGAAATTAATGTTGATTGTAAACTAGATTCAACAGGCTCAGAGTAATCAATTCTGTCACAGAAACCAAGCTCAAGAGCCTCCTCAGGAGTGAGCCATGTTTCCGCGTCGAGCATTTCAATAAGAGACTCCTCTGATTGACCTGTCTTTGCCTGATATCTTGAGACCATGATGTCCCGAACTTTGTCAAGTACTTGCGCGCTTTGGATCATGTCTTTGCTTTCCCCCGCACATACGCTGTGAGGATTATGCAACATTAAAAGCGACGCTTCGCGCATTACCAAAATATCTGAAGCCATCGCGAAGAGTGAGGCAGCACTTGCAGCCAATCCTTCCACAATTGCCGTCGTCGGTCCTTCATGGTTTTTAATTGCATTGTAAAGCGCAAAGCCCTCGAACACATCGCCGCCAACTGAATTGATTTTGATTGTTAAGGGTGCACTTTTTTTATTTTCGATTGCGTCAGCAATCTTTCTTGCAGAGACGTCCCAATGACCAACCTCACCCGACAGCACTACTTCAATGCCTTCGGCTTTGTTGTTTATTTTGGCTTGGGAGCTGTCGCTGATTTTTCCTTTTACGGAATTTATGACTTCTCGCATTCGTTTCTCTTTTAATACGCCAACAACACCCCACTTTATTTGTGCAACAACTCCGCCAATATTGGAAAGATTCGGGCTCTTGTCTTTGCTTGTGAAGGCTTTTCCGTCTTCATAATGACGAGCCGCCCATGCTTCGCGCTCAGAAATCCATGACTCCACGCCTTCCGTGCGCTCTCCCTCTCGGTACTTGGTCCAATACTCAAAAGCCTCGTTACCTCTTATGTTGCCGCCTGCTTTCCATATCTCAGGATAATTGTCTTTTAAATCCTTTGCGAAAGCATAATCAAACCTGTCAAAGTCGCTTTGAGTGAGAGCAGGCTTTTCGGGGTTTATTGGCATCTTGCAAGTGTAGCCTTTTCTTTTGGTATTTTTTCCAATAAAAAAAGCCCCCTATCTCTAGGAGGCTTCTAACCAAAAACACGAAATAAATCCTATAGCCAAACTGAGGCGTATTCTTTAGCGCCCTCTTTTAGCTTGTCCACTTGATCGTCATTTGCTTGCATTTTGTTCGCGCACCTTTCAATGATGCCGTGAGCTAATTCAACAAATTTATCCTCATTATAAACGAGGTCATTTTGCTTGTGGTAATGCTTATAATCTTTAGCAATTTCTGCGACGATTGAACCGCCTAAAGCAAAACAAATTGCATCTTCCATGTTCTCAAAGTCGTAATCAGTGCGCTCATATTGAACGTAAACCTGTTCCTTGTTGCCGTCAATAAAGCTGTGAGTCGTGACATAATATTCAGTGTCTAGCATTTCAAAAGCGTAACAATAAACTCTAAAGCATCCGTCAAGCTCCTCCATTTGATAAGGCAAAAACTGCTTTTGTGTAAGGTTTGAAAGTCTTAAATTTTCCATGTTTTTAATAATTAAGTAAGTAAATAATAAACCAAATATAAAAGTATTTTTTCAAATTCCAAACGCACAGACAATTTTTTCAAGTGATTTTTCTGACCCATTCAGAGGACCGCCCAAACTTTTGCGCTGTCTCTTTATATGCCTTCATGCTTTCGCCGTGTATCTGTAGCCTCTCGCGATAATATGCTTTAGCTAGCTGCTTGACATTTATTGGCACAAATGCGCCGCCGTTTATCAGTCTCCTAAGTTGTTCTGTCATCCTATTGTTCTAAGTGATTCAATAACGCTCATGCTTTCTTGTCGCTCTTGCAATTGCTCGACAACTAGCACGGGCTGTTTACCTCTTGAAGATGCTGCAATCAAGTCTGCAGCTCGGTCTGTTGGTGTCATTGGAGTGATCGGATTTAGTACGCCTCCATTTTGAAAAATAGGCGTGCCGCCTCCCGCAACATTTATTGCTGAAGCCATTGATGCCAGTGCGGGCGATTTTGCAACTCCCTTTGTCAATATTATCTCTCCGCCTTCAGCTTCGCCAAAATAGCCGCCGCTGCCGAACATTTGAATCCCGCCCTGTGCGTGACTTGGTCCTTTGAGGATTCCGCCCTTTGCAAACTTTGGCTTCTTTGCCTGCATGACTCCCAATTGAACAGCTCCAAAAGCTGCCGCAATTCCTGCGCTTAATTTAGCGAGCGGAATGTTGAAAGGAAACGGAGCTGACCCAATACCCGCCATGTACGCCTTCAGTACTCCCTGCGCAACATCGACAGCTGCGTTTGTCATGTTAATCCTGTGAGACTGCTTTGCTGCTTTTTTCTCAATTTGCTGTCTTCGCTTGACATATTGCTCCTCAGAGATAGCGCCCTTTTCTCTCGCAAGCTCTAAGTCTCTAAGTTGGTTTGCTGCCTGCTGTTGTGTGATTTGACTGATTGCAGACATTGTATTTTGAAAGCCCTCAAAAGCTATTTGTGCGCGTGCTGCTCCTTCCTCACTAAGCCCGAATAAATCGCCGATGCTTTGCGGCGATCCATCGACGTAATTTACTTCAGCATACTCAAGATTTAAATCTGAAAGCTGACCCATCAGCGCCTCGATTTGCTTTTGATATTCTGCTGTTTGCTCGTCACTTAAAAGGTCAATGCCCATGTCTTGCATTGTCGCATCCTCAGAAAGCTTTGCAGAAATGTCCTCAATCATTTTTGTCGTTGCGTCAATCTCATCCTGAATTGATTTCTTACGATAACGCTCTTTAATTTTTGCAATCTCTTCCTCATTTCCGATGACTGCCTGAATCTCGTTATTCATTGCAATCTTATCCTGAAGGGCTAGCTTGTCTTGCAGGTCCTGCTGAAGTTTAAGCTCTTTGTCAAAAGCTTCTTTAATGTCTTCCTGAAATTTAGTCTCTGCGGCTAGTCGGTCCTGTCTTGCTTGTTCATCTATCTCGTCAAGCTTGTTTTGATAGTCCTGTTGAAGTGCTCGCTTTGCTGCAAGCTGTTCCTCAGTCAATTCCTTCTCATCGACTCCAAAAAGCTTTAAGTCAATAAGTCGCTGCTCATAATCAAAAGCAAGCTGTTCCTCTGCTGTTCTGGCGAGCGCAGCAATTTCAGCAACTCGCTTTGCTTCTTCTTGCGCTTCCTTTTCTCTTGCCTTTCTCTCTTCATCTCTACGGCTTGACCTACGGCTTGAGCTTCTTGATTCTTGCCTCTCTAAGTCGTTGAGCCTGTCTTGAGATAGTTGCGCAAACTCCTCAACAGACAAACTCATCCCTCTAAAGCTGACTGTTGTAATATTTGCATTTTCTTCAATTTGGTCTGCAACGTGTTCAAGATTTCTGACAACTGCGTCAGCGTCTAATTCTGAAAATACATCTTCCGCCTGCATAAGTAAAGGCTGCCGAAGTTGCTCTGTGGCAATGTCTCTCAACTCTTCAACATATTCAGCCGCTCTTTCTTTTGCCTCTTCCAATACAACAGCAGCCCTTTCTGTTTCTGCATTGGCTTGTTCTTGTACTTTTGATTGTTCTCTGAGTTTTTGGATTAGACTGCTAGAGGATTTTGTAACATTATCTGTTTCCTTGCTTTGTATGCCTAAAGCGCCCGCAATGCTTTTAATTGGCTTTGAAAGAGTTGCCGCCGCGTCAGATAATTTGTCAAATGCCTTACGCGCTGTTTCAACGACAATTGCAATTCCTTTAACACCTATCTCAAAGGTTTTCATTACTGCTCTCAACGGCAACAATGCAACTTTCATTAAAAACTGAAAAACCTTACTTAATGCCTCACTTCCTTTTGTAGTAACTCCAAACGCTTTTGCTATTCTCCCAAATGCTTCTCCTATTGGTCTAAGCCCATCAGTAAGAAATCCTATTGCCTGAATGAAGTTAACTTTTATAAAGTGACCAATCTCACGCAATCCCTCTTGGAATGCGATAAAATTGTCCGACTTAAATGCGGCGTCCATCTCTTCGGCTCGCTCTGTGGCTCTGTCGATTTCAGAGCTTAGTTGTTGACCGTACTCATCAAGCTCGTTTGCCGTGCCGTTTATGCCAACCGTTAACGCATTAAATACTTTCAACGCTCCGCCTGCGTCTTCACCTGCTCCCGCAAATACATCAGCAGTTACTTGAGCAAGAGCTTGCTCTCCTAATCCTGTAGCTTCTGCCTCCTCTCTAATCATTTGCAAAGCTTCGGCTGTAGATATTGCACCCGTGTCAATGTTTGCAAAAAGTGTTTCTGTGAACTGCTCATCAAAAGCGTTGACAAGCGCGTCGCGTGTTGCCTTTGTTTGTTCTCTAAGTTTAATGTCTGCCTCCTTTAGGGCGTCAGGCAGTTTGTCGGTATATATGCCTAAATCAAATCCTGCGTTTACGATGCCTGTAAACTCTTCAATACTGTACCCCGCACCTGCAAAAAAAGTACTGTATTCATTTATACTTTGCAGGAGCTCATCGTTTGCGCCGTTAGTTGCTAGGATTGATTCCTTCATTTTGTCAAGGGCTTCAGAGTAAGACACACCGAACTGCTCGACAAGCACCTTTGCGGCTTGCGCCTGTGATTCGACTGTAATGCCTAGCGCTTGCTCAATTGCCTCTGACTGTCTTCTTATATCATCTAAGACTTCACCCGACTGTCCTGTGATTCCTGCGAGAAGCCTGTTTGTTTCTCTTATCTCATTGTTATAATCAAACCACGCTTTAGTCGCCGCACCAACGGCGGCAAGCGCTGCAATTGCCGCACCAATTGGAGTTGCAATAAACGCAAGAGCTGCCCTTGTTGCGCTGGCGATCCCTGAAGTAATTGCAGAGAATGCGCCCTTGATTCCGCCGACCTGTTTGCCTGTAGTGCCTGCCTGTCCTCCAACTTTTGCAAGCCCCTCTGTTGTTTCTTTTAATCCTTCAGTAACTGCAGAGAGCCCGCTTGTCATCATTTCAATTTTCTGACCAAATGACCCGAGCAATGGAGTGACACCTTTTAAAGCGTCTCCATAATTTCCGACATTCCTGCGGTTGTCTCCGATTGCCTTCTCTTGGTCCTTGACTTCCTCATTGAGCTTTGAGATTTCTGCAGCAAATTTTGCCGCCGCCTTTCTTCCTTCCTCTGTGCTTTGGTCGAGTTTGCCGTAGGCTGTTTGTGCAAGTGCAAGCTTTCTTCTCAGCTCGTCCAAAGTGTCGGCTTCAGCGTTGACCAATCGAGCCGCTTGTTTGTGCTCTTTGTTAAGGTCTGCTAGCGCCGCCTTGTTTACTGCTTGCGCACTAGTATTTTGAACAAGTGCCTTTGTTGCTTTCTCGTTGCTTTTCTCAATATCCTTGACAGAAGACTCATATTCTTGCGCTGTGATTGCACCTTCCGCATATTCATTATTTAAGTCTTCAAGAGCTTTTTTATTTGTGCTCAAGGTTTTCTCATGAAGCTTTTGCTCTTGTTTAAGTTGCTTCTGTTCCTCCCTTGTTTGATTAATACTAGCAGAAAGGCGGTCCATGCTAGAAGCCGCCTCGTCAATGCCTTTGATTTTTATGTCTAATATTTTCTGTGCCATCTAGTTAAAATATCCTAGCTCTGCCGCCTCTTTAGGAAGCAGCCAAAGCTTGTTGTTTAATTCATCGACGTGGACGTAAGCAGGGACTTCCGCAACCCAATCAATGCCGTTTGTGTAAATGCGGAGGCTAACCTGCCGCGCTTCTTTCTCTGTGTTAAAGATGTAATATCTCATTACTCGTTTATTAAATACCCTTCGGCTATTGCTTCCGCTTCTGTTAATGCTGTCAATCCGTCAAGGACATCACCATCGTCAAAACCCACGTCAAACCATTCCATAACGACAGTGTCATTTGTTTCATGTGGTATAAATCCATAAGCGTAAAGCGTAGATCGCTCACTGCGTGGCGGTGCATTTAAATCGTAAATGCTTGCGCTTGCTTCTTGACCTAATTCTAGTGTATTGAATTTATAGTATTTTATCATGAGTAAACTGAGAAGTATGTGTTTATATTGCTCTCTATGTCGTCAATATCGGAGGACTTGTCCGCCGTGTAGATTAGTACCTCCTGCATATTGCCACGCATATTAGAAGTACTGTTAACAGGTCCAAAGACGGAATTTATTGAGTAGTTATTTCCGCTTGTGTTTCCTGTTGCTTCTTGTGAGCCGTTTGCTCGAATTTCCGAATTTGCTCCATCGCACAATCCAACTGCAATCATATGTGGTTGTGCAATTGCACCATCGGCAGTACTTATTATTGAACCACCATTTAAGTATAATCTGTCATCGTGTCCTCCGAAACGATATGTTCCTGCAAGGTCTTCTCCTATTGCGTGATAATTCCCACCTGTTACTGTTGGATTTAAAAGCAAAATCGTTGTCTGTGGTGGTGTTACTGCGACAGCCGTATCCATAGAGTAGTATGTTCGTGACCTGAATGAGTTGGGTGCTACTTTAGTCCCTATCTTGTTAATTGTACCTGCTGATACAACAATCATTTGTCTTGTTGTTACTGATTGTGAGGCATTGTTTCCGTTAGTAGTTTGGTCGTACCACTTAACTATATACCCACTATTAGAACCTACAAACGTAGTAAGTGCCGACTCGTCAAGATTACCATCAGCATCAAAGCCAATATCTTGCTCTGTGTCATCTGAGTCACGTCTTACTCTAAATGCTGAACCTGAGTAATCAGTACGCAGTTTACGCACGGAATAAGCTGCTTGACAATCCTCTCCGAATTGATCAAGAAATAAATTTGCAGCGGGAGGCTCTTGCTCACTGCTTGACCTGAATGAGTCTACAGCGATGAGCTCAACCTCAACCATTTGCTCGTCAAGTGTAGGGTCAAAGTTGTTGACCTTGTTAATGATAAAGCGCTGATTCATTAAAGTGTAGTACTTCGAGATATCAAGATTGACAAACTCGTTACGTGTTAGAAGTACTTTAGTTGCCAGCGTGCGAGTGGTAATAAGTTTGTCAAGTGTAGTCTTCCAAAATCTCTCGTAAATGCAGTCTACCATTGTTACCGTGTTGGCGTTGTAAATGCCGAGATTGACGTCGTCTATGTCATTGCTTGCTATGTCAGTAAGTCGACCTAAATCAGTAGCGTCTGACGGCTGCCTTGTGACACTTACGTCTGCGACATCCACACTTTCAATTGTGTCAAAGTCGGACACCTTTGTCACGATACTAGACAAAGAAGACCCGTCACCAAGTGCGAGCGTTTCATCAGTGTGGACATAAGGGTTTATTGTCATGCAGTTGTACATGAAAGGATAACCGAGTTGAGTGCTGAGAGTGCCGTCAGCTTGCTTATAAATCCAACGCCTCCAAGTCGGAGTGTAAAGGTAAGCCTCTAAGCCCGTGTATCTTCCTGTGACTGTGCTTATCAAGTTAACGTGTCGAGGCATGCCCATCGGAGCAGAGCCTGACTTAAAAATGAAAAGTCTGTTTGAATAAGTGTTCTCGGGGTCAAAGGTTATTGCTTCAGGTTGGTTTGCTTCGTCTTCGGTTATTGGTCCAACAAAGCCGCGCACTCTGACGCGGTCAAACTTTGCTTGATAAAATTTTGAGGGGCTTGTGTTGAATGGCAGCTCGATGTCTGTGATGCCCTCCTCGTTGTTGCTGTCGAGGTCAATGATGTATCTGACTTCAGGCTGACTTACAGATGGATCGCTCAGAAAAGGATACATATTTTCGTCAATCGGATAAGTGTCAACGCCCCAAGATAAACGCACCTGTCTTTTATAGTTGCTTGTTTTGTATTTGATTTCTTGCTGCGTTGAAACCTTCTCGCTCCAATCAATGTCACCTGAATAAAATCCCGAGTAAGTTGTGCCATTCCATGAGGTCCAATCTTCACGCGGCTCAACTTTCAGGGTTATGCCGTCAAAGCTAAAAATCAAATTGAATGTCTTGCAAACCTTCATGAAGAAGTCTAACATGGTGACGTCAGTCGGAAGGAATGAGCCCCAACTAGAAGCTGACCCTCCGAAGCTCACATTTGGATAATCGTCTTGACTTCGGTCGGAATAATAAATATTATCAAAAAAGCCGTGCGTTGCGTTGTCAGTCAGGAAGTCGCTGTCAAGTTGGAAAGAGTCAAAACCGTAAACCTGTTGGACAAGAGGATTTGTTGCTGTTCCAAATATTGCGTCAATAAGATAGTCAAGTCTGAAAGCAACCCAAAAGTCTTTGCCTTTGGCTTTTCGAGATACGCCTTCATAAGTCTCAGTACTGTCGTAATTGTCCGCATCGCTGTCGCTGAATTTGTACATGTACGGATTTACGAAAATATAAGAAGGGTCGAGCATTGTGCGAGGGTCTGCTAGAACTCGAGAAAGGACATTTGTGTCGTTGTAGTTTATCGTGAGAGATGTGCCGCTTGTGTTCACTGTAATGTCTGACATTTTAAGTGACTGCAAAGCAACAACCCAAGACTCGTTGCCTCCCACAAATTGACATTCAAACTCTAGCGCTTCCCTGTCTCTTGTTGCTTTCAATATGTAGACATATCCGTCCTCAATGACATTGCCGTTTACAATTACAAAGCAGGGCTTTTTGTACACGTTTACAGCGTCTAGGTCTGTGCCTATTATATGCGCATATCCTAGCGCGGCGACGTTGTCCTCTGTTGCTGGTACTTTAAAGGTGAGGCTGTGCGATTTGTTGCGCTTGCTTACGTTTTCAATTTCTGCAATTGACTTGCTTAACGTGAAAGGAAAGTCACCGCCCTGACCGAGCTGAATGTATTTTCCCGTATCTTTTATGTATAGCTGTGCGGCTCTCATTGCAGTTTGTCCATTTTGTCCATTTCATTAATTAACCAAGTGACCAAGACGTCACATTGGTCAAAGGTCAGGTCCATTGAGAAGGTCGCCTCGTCATCATTGTCAAAGGTCACGCAAACATAGTTGTCCGCCTTCCTCAGTTTTGGATACATTATTTTGAGCTCCGCTGTTGTCATATGTCTGCATAACGATAAGTGAAAGAAAGCTTTTGGGGACGGTCTGCTTTGATGACGTCGACCTTGCCGTCGTTTATTGTAATCCTGCGGACACGATGGAAACCTGTGTCAGGGTGTTCAATGTCGTAAAGAGTACCGTAATCCGTAACCACATCGACAACGTAATGAACAGGCGAAGCAAAGAAGTCAATCATGACCTCCCTCGACTGTTCAGGAGTGTAAGGCAAAACATTGCTGACAAAGAACTCTTGCTCACTTTTGGGGTTTATGGATCGCTGCCGTGCACCCGTTAAAAGATACGCCCCTAAGTCGTTATCATTTGCACCTTTCCAATCTGTGTTGACAAGCGTCGCATTGCCTCGACTACTCACGACAGACTCGTTTGTTTTTGTGCTTAGTGTAAGGACCTCATGCACCCCGAACCGATTCATATAAATGAATGTGGTCGGACATTGTAGATTTAAAAGAGCAGCATTGTAAAAACGCATGTAAGCCGTGCTTTGGTCCTGTAGGTCTGTGATTGTTGCGTCGATGTAAGCATGGTCATCGATGACGTCTTGAACTGCGACAGGTGTGACGCCGTCAACCCATCCTGACTCTCCGCCTGTTGTGCTTAGTGTATGAAGGTCTGCAATACGCATTGGGATGCCTAAGATTTCATCTTGATTGTAAAGAGACAAATCAATTTGACATCGAGCAATCTCTGACCCTGTCTCGTCGTATGCAATAGCGACAAAGTTGTCAGTGTTTGCAGCACGACAAAAGAAGCAGGCTCGTGAATAATCCGTCAAGACATTCACCGTCTGACGCCCGTCTCTGTGGTAAAAATATGCAGGCTCGCCCTGTGCTGTGCTTCTGGAGTAGGGCAAGGTTGTCAAGAAATAACGGTTGTCAATATACTCCTCCGCTGTGCCGTTTGCGTTGTAAAGCTGACGCTTGAACTTGCACATGAAAAAGTCATTTGTCGTTGCCGTCGCGTCTGTTGTTCCGTCGGTTTCAATCTCTGTGATTTTGACCACAACGTCCTGACTGAGATTATCATAAACGTGCACCGTTGGCGTTGCGTCAAAGCTGACAAGGTCGTCGCGAATAATTGAAAGGTAGCTGTTCATGTAGTCGCTCACGTTGAAGGTGAACTCGTCATCTATTTCAGGCGCGTAATATGCAGGGATATCAAGCCCCGTTGTCAGCGTGTCCTCAAATTGAAATTTTAAGTATTTGATGCTCGCATTGTCAGAGGTCGCTTTGATTATCAGCGGATACTCCGAAGAAAAAAACTTGTCTGTCGTTGGTTGTTCTGTTATTGTGATTGCCATTCTTTCCCGATTGTTGCGTCAAATGATGCACCTGCCTGCTTGCTTAATTCTCTCATGAGGTCAGGCTCAAGTGCGTCCATTGTTTCCGATATTACATTGAGTTTACTTTGGTCGATTGATGTGCCTCCGATTTTGCGAGGAGAGCCGTATTTGGCGATGTTGGTGCGTATTGCCCAAGCTGCCTCTTTTGGTATGCCCTTCGCAATACACCACTCAAGAATCCTTGAATATGGAGGCTTTTCTCCGCCCGCAGGTCTGCCGCGATCAATAAATTGCCAGTGATCTTCTCCATAAATAGAAAGCGTCGAGCTGTCGGCGTCATATTCGGAATATAAGGACGCAACACTTTGACCTGTGGCGTTGCGTTTCTTCTCATTCATTGTCGCACGGATGCCTCCGATTACAAGCTGCGCTATTTTGTCGGCGTTAATTTTAAGCATCGTCATGAACACAAAAATCTGTTTCAACGTCAATGTTGAAGGTTACGTATAAAGCGCACAAATTGAATTGCGAGCTGTAAGGGATATGTCGCATTTCAAGAGGACCTGTCACCTGTGTCTCAGGGTGGTCGCTTACGTTGTCCAACAAAGTAAAGGTCAGTGTTTCGAAGCTGTTCATTTTGGTCCACCAATAGCCCCACCGATTTGCAGCTGTGACGGTTTGGTCCGCTTGGTGTAGATTGTCAGCCAACAACAATACAACTTGGTAGGTTATGTATTGCCCTGAGGTGTTCTCTACGTCAGCAATATTTGCCGACTGAAGCATGAGCCCATAGTAAGGCATAGCTTGATTAGCTAGCTTGTTAAGCTCGGACTCATCCCATATGTAACCATACGAAGAAATACCGTTAACACTAAAGGCGTGTTCAATCCTGTCTTTTAAATGAGATAGTGAGCCGTGTGACATTATCCCTCTTTATGTAAAATCACCATGAAGCCCGTCGTGTGCACTAGCGGCATCATTGGCTCGTCTTTGTCTACTTTCTCGGTCTCTGTTCCTAATACAGGCGTGACAGATACAAGTGAGTAACCTCCGTTTGGGTTTGACTCTTCATTGTACTTGTTAAGGTGTGCATTGAGTTTGTTCATCGCTGAACTTTCGCCTTCGTTAAAAGTATCTATTTGACGAGAGTCAAACTGCTTTGTCTTCTCTTGAAAGCGGTCATATTTGTCCTTTATGTTTTGTGTTTGTGCTGTGCTTTCCGCTTGATCTAGCGGAATGAATAGTGTCTTAATTGCCATTGATTTCTTTCCTTTAAATATAGTCATTTTATACTGGCAGCCCTTAATCTATTATGTTCTGTTGTGTTCTATTATGTTAGCATTGCGGGCGCATTACGGCGGCATTGCGAGGGCATTGCGGGCGCATAGTTAGTTTTTAATTATATCGTCATTTTCATACTCTATATGCTTGACAAAATCAAATGACCCGAGCAGGGTGAAAACAAACAAAGTCAAAAGTCCTGTCAAGTTGCTCAAATTACTCACGGCTTGATTCCGTCAGATTTGGAAATTTTCAGACGCTTTTTTGCTAACTTTATGACATGGATTTAGAAAGCATTTTCATCATTACGATTTGCACCGTTTGGATACTAGGGATTTTTTATTGGGTTGGTCGCACTCTTGACGACTAGCTAACACTGAAAGACCTCGAGCTGTGAAGCTTCGCATATCTTGACGCATCGATTGCGTGGTCTAGATATTTGCGAGGTGTATCTAGCATGATGCCCGACCGTGTCCTTTCATAGACATAATTACGCAGCTCCTTAATCAAATTGACAGACCTCTTTGTCACGACAAAAGGCTTTGCCTTCATCATTGCCAAACCTCCGTCAACTGACCCCCTGAATTTCTTGACTCCCATTATTTGCACACCGTGCTGTCCTAGCTGTCGGATTACAGTCTCATGAGATGGGTCAGCGACAACCATGCGCCGAACATCGCCCGCCCTAATTACTGACATGAGCTTCTCAAATCCGAAGCCTGCTTCATAGTGTATTTCATCATAATAGTCGACACCGTCATGAGTGTATAAATCAATCAGTGTTGTCGGGTTAGATTCTCCGAAGTCCATGCCTGAGCAAATGTATCTCGCATTCACTGGCAATGCAGAGATTGACCAAACTGAAGGAGGGAAAATGACCCCCGAAGGCGTACCAACTTCACCGAGTCCGAAAACCTGAAACCAATCTTTGTCATGCTTGCGGCTCTCAATGTTGTCGATTGTGGTTTGGTCGAGTGCCTCGTTGTGTGTGTAGTTTAATTTAACAAATGAAATCTTATTTCTGAAGTCCTCCTCAGGGTGACCTAGCAGCTCAGTGTGTGCCCAAAATTCAGAGACAGGATTGAAGTCAATGATTGACCACTTGCGCGTCCGAATAAACAGCTCGCTCCATGCTTGGAAAGAAATGTTGTTTGCCTCATTTACAAAGAGATAATCTCTCCGAGCCCCTCGCAGCTTGTCGTCTTGGTCAGCGCTGAAAAACTCGAATGTCGTGCCGTTTATTTTGTAAGTGTGGTCTGTCCTGTTGTGCTGAGATACCCTGTAAAGGTCGCAGCTTTGTAAGATGTTTATGAAGTCTCTCATTGCCCCTCTCTTGAGGTGTGGCAGTGACTCAGATACAATTGACACGAGTCCCGTGATTGTCTCCTTATATGCGCCAATAATTAGCGCCTGAAGTATTGCGTAAGTCTTGCCTGCAGACGTCCCGCCTTGCACGATTGAGATGCGCGATCCATGCAGACCTTCAACTATCTTTAAATATGAGCTAGTGAGTTTCAATTGAGCTCAACGGCTTTTGCAACGGCTTCACTGACAGGGTTGAGAATGAGCTGAGTCTTGTGCTCGTTGGCAATCTCTTGCCGCTCGACATAGCCCCGTTTTTTGCCTCGTGTCTTGAGTGCAAATATTATTGCCGTAGTGTCTCCCTTCCTTATCTTTTCGACGAGATGCTCCTCTGCAAAATCCACAAATAAATCGTCAGCCATTACAGAGTCAATTGCCTCCTTGAACTCCTCATCGTTTTTCATCCATCTGTAAAATGACTTACGAGATACGCCTGCCGCTTCGCATGCCTTGCTGACATTGCCAAACGCTTTTGCATAAGCTTTGATAAGTGCCTCCTTTTTTAGCTCCATGATGTGTCATTTTGTGACTCGGTAAATGTTGCCGTGTCGTTTTAAGTTTATTCTTGTCTTGTCAATTACGTCGTCAGGATTCAATGAGAGACCTCTGTATCTGACCTCAAAATGAAGATGAGGTCCTAGTGAGTTGCCTGTGTTTCCAACAATCCCGACAGGATGCCCTTGTCCAATCCAATCACCCTCTTCGACTAGAATCTCACGCAAATGCGCGTAATAAGTTTCAAGCCCGTTGAGGTTGGTCACAATCACGAGATAACCATATCCTCCATTATATCCCTGCTTCGCATATCTAACACGACCAAGCCAACAGCTTTTGACTGTGTCTCTGTTGTTGTGTGATATGTCGAGCCCATGATGAAACCGTCCGTTTCTGTAATGGTGACCGCTGACGACAACACCATCGACAGGATAAAACATAGGGCTGACATTGAGGCTTACTTCCTCAGGTCTATGCTCATAAGAGCTGTGAATTTGTGCTGTGCCAGTGTATGCTGTTAAAAGCATTACCACCACTGTAAAACAATAAACCATAATATTAAAGTTATTCCTGTTACAATTAAAATTTCATCCATTATAGAGAGGTTAACATGTCCATCAATTCCTGCTGAGGGAACATGTCGCTCTTCCATTTATTAGAGTTACTATGTGACCACAGGACGCCCTTGTCTTTGCGTCCATAGTATGCGTCAGGATTCCATTCAAAAGCAGCTGCGCCTTTCTCTTTAATCAAGGACGGCAATCCGCTGCGCACGTCTATGCTGTCACGGTTAGCAATAAATAGAATCAAGTGCTTCAGACTGTTGAGCTGCTTGTCGCTGTATCTGTGCCACTTTTGTTTGTTTTTAAACGGCTTCGCTAGGGTGACAATTTGGTCCTCATGGACAACGTGCCCCGCATAACATTTATCATTACTATCTAGATAGCTAAAATTGCAGACCTCAATCCCCACGCTTTTCGTATGCATTTCTTGGTTTCCGTTTTTACCTAAGTGCCACGCGTAAGCTCCGTCAGGTAAACACTTTACAATCTCTCCGTCATATTGGAAGTCTGTATTGAAGATAGACGGTCCGCCGATCACAAACTCAGTTGCAATGCGTCCTCTGTTATCTTTCGCCCAATTATTAACGCACTTGTAGGGGTTTTGCCATCCTGCCGTGTGATGTATAAATAAATACTCTTTCTTCGTTGGTCCATTTAGATATTCACCTTCGGGCAAATAGTGCTCATTGATGTCAATGTCTGCAAAATGAATTGGGTCATCTTTTGCTTCCTGTCTGTCTGTGGTTGCAAGCTGCAGCATTGTCCACGTTTTAGGTCCGACAATACCGTCTGACCAAAGCCCTTTGTTTTTTTGGAACTCCTTGACAAAGTGCTCTGTGATTGGTCCGAAAATTCCGTCCGTCTCAATCCCGAGAGCGTCCTGTATTATTCGCACATTGTCGCCTGTGCTTCCTTTATATAGTACTACCATTTTTTTAGTTTTTATTCTTCAGCTACTGTGATGACTGCTCCGTTTATGACGTCGCTGCCAATAAGCACAACTGTGCCGCTTGGATTGACATAAAAGAAGCCCGTCTCTCGTCCTCCTCTTATCATTTTACTCAGCTCATTGACTTCTGTGCCTCTGCAAAAAAGTGTCGTGTGTTCTCCGTTATATTCTATGTCAATTCTTACTCTCATAATTTACGTTTAATTTATTTAATATTTGCCGCCTGCCAGTGTCACAGGGCTTTTAGCTCTAAGTGTTTAATGTCTTGATATCGGACCTTAGTGACTATGTCCTTTTTACCCCATTTTGTGCGGCTGTAAAACATGTGATAAGGGCGTTTGTTGTCAGTGTGTCGTGTGACATTTTCTTCAACATATCTGAGCAAATCCTCGCGGTTGTAAATGCTGAAGATGTCAAGGTCAACAATATACATCGCAATGTATTTTGCCCGACCCTTGAGCCATCCGTCCTCTCCTCTGACGTTTTGCATCTCAAGCCAAATTGTAGTTTTATATCTGTCTCCTTTAACGTCTACACCGTGACCGTTGACATAGCAGTCAATGTGCCAATACATGTCTTCAGTCTCGCTTGCTTTGCGATATTTAAGTCCGATATTTTCGACCCTTTGCTTAAAAAGCTGCTCCGTTTTGTTGCCGTTTTCTCTGCAATAGTTGTATCTGTCTGACGTGACCTTCATGCCTGCCTTAATCTTTATCAATATTTATCTTCATTACCTCTTTGTAGTATTGCAGCTTCAGATCAATTTGCTTGTCTTTGAAAGCGGGAAACCTTTCTTGAATTGCGTGCTCTTCAGGCAGCATGAGCATGATGTTGTCAGGGTTAAACTTGAATGCAGGATAAGCTCCTTTGCTTAATACGTGGCAGAATTGCCAATGCCAACGATAATCATGACGAGGAAGCAGAGGCTTGCCTGTGACTTCGCTGAAATGGTCGCGCGTCTCCCAAATAAACTCAAAAAGCTCTTTCTGTGTTTTCATAATCCGCAGTAACCTGAATCACACTCTCCGAAGCTGTCATCAAACAGTTGAATCTGTGGCTTCCAATTTATTATCGAGTCGTATGTGATGCCCGTCCTCCATGTCCCTTTGGACTCTGCCTCCATTTTGGCAAAATATTCCATTTTAACAGGCTCGCGCGTGTGCATATGCTTTAATAATAAAGGGCTTCGCCAAAAGCAGCCGATGCAATTATTTAAATAAGCAAATCTGACGGGCTTGTCCTCCCAATAAGCCTCAATTTGGTCCTTATAAATGTTGTCATCAATCAATGGATATTCAGGCGCACAGTATTCGATTGTTTGCCATTTATTATTGCCGTTTTTATGCTTGCCGACTACAATCTTGACCTCTGTCTGACCGTTGGCGTTGCACTTTTGATTCATTGTGTTTGCCCTGCGGTGCTCGTTGGCTCTAAAGCCGAAGCGCATGACAACGTCATCCTGTATTGTGTTGTGTCTCCACGTCGCAATCGGCATTGTCTTCATTTCAGTAGTGCAAAACCTTGTCATCTTATTCGGTAAATAGTCACCCCTCCTTTTTATTACCTGCTCAAATGTTGGACCTGTGACCCATGTGATGGGTCGACCGATAAACTGCTCTAGATCGAGCATTGTGTAAATGATAACGTCCTCCTCAGGTGTGCCAATGAAAGGCGCTTGAATCCTGTCCTCAACTTCCCTTCGGATTTTATCGTCTTTAAACCTGCAAGACTTGGACTCAATACGAACTAAACTAAAAACATCATAGTCAGCAGGATAATTTGCTGCAATATAGCTTGATGTTTTGCCTCCCGATAAACTGTTAACTCTTTGCATAAGTTGAAACGACTGCCGACAACACTGCCGCAACAGCTTCGTCATTTTTCATTAAGGCAAGCAAACCCTCCGCGCACTTTTGCGCATTGCCGTGCATTCCTGCCGTGACTAAGCCCTTGTCATTGATGCAAACGATTAGGGCATGACTGACGTCCTGAGGGATTGAATCCTTGACTTTTGTGCGCAATCCCATCAGAAAGGTAATTTGTCACCATAGCCTGAGTCTTGCTTCGGCTCTTCAGCCTGTGACTTGCTGCTAATAAATTCAAAATTGACAACCTCTACGTCAACAGCATAACGGTCGATTCCATTCTTGTCTTGATAT